TCACTGAGTGAACTGTTTGATTAATGACTCTAAATAGATCTGTTGTTTTATTAGCGGCTTCGATAGCCCAGCTTCATCCAGTGAAGTACCTTCCAGAGCCGCTATCTCATGAATAAAAATATGCCATGCACGGCTAAGTTTTTCAGCCTCAGCAACAACAGCTCTTTTTTCTTGATCAATTTTAATAACCGCGTTAACACCAGAAATTAACCTCTCTGATTGCTCTAACTGGCGATTGAGTTCGATTAAACGGGTGGAGGTGGTATCTATTTGGTTATCCAGCTTTTTCCGAGCGTCAGTTAAATCTATATACTTTAAACCCACGGAAAATTGCTCCAATAATTTTTTGGTGATCTCTAATGACTGTTTAAGCAATTCTATTTCAGGTTTAGCCAGATCTAATTCACTTAAATTTTCGCCTGTTGGGATAAGATCTTTAAATGCATCGACCAGATTATGGTCGCGGATAACATCCAAAGCTTCTATTATCTTATCTCTTTTTTTCTCAATCTCTTTTCTTTCCAATTCTTTGGTAGCGATATCTTCTGTCAGTTGTTTTTGACGTAATTGTTCCGCTTGCAAGACTTTGTCGGTTCCCTCAATAATCACCACGTTATGCAGATCAGAGGAAGACTTATCTAATAACTCAGTTTTTTCGATAAACAACTGCTTTAGTTGAGCAATGTCATTAGCCAGATTTTTAATAATATTAATGCGCTCTTTACGCATTTCAGATTTACTTTCTTCATCAATATCTAGACTGATCAGTGCCTTATCGATTTCCTCCAAAGTAGTGAAAACTGAATCCCACTCGGTATTGCTGATGGGTAAAAAAACCAAGGCACTTAAGTTCGTAGGCGGCGTGAGGTCTGCCGTGCCTCCACCTTGCCCACTAACCCCCCCAAGATAGGTATCAGCAGGTATCACGATCCCCCTGTCACCTGGTTGCATTGGGTAGCGAATATATTGAGGCCCAAAAATAGGAATAGTGACTTGAGGAAGCGTATATGGAATGTTGGTGAGGTTGAATGAAACAGTTACCATTTTCCCTGACTGAGATATAACAGTTACTGGTAATACCTTACCAGCCGAATACATTGCTTCGCTTATTTTATTTTCAGCAAACTGAGTAATATTTCTATTAAAATTCAACTTGTTGCTAACATTCATTTTTTCGCCAACTCCGTAGAAGGATATGCCTCAATGATGGTCACCCAACTATTTGCATCAGGTTGCCGACTGTTACCTACAAGGCGAACGGATTGCACGATAAACTCACCAGTAAAAGCAGAGTCATTTCTGAATTGAGAAAATGAAGATGCTTGAATCATTGGTCGTGATTTTTTCGGCATTAAAATATGGTCACCAACCTGAATATCGGCTCGCATTACACATGGTACTGTTATTGTTCCAAACCTAATCCAAGTGGGCTGGCCTATAAGGTCAGTGAATTCTATTTGAGTTGGATGGACTTTCCGATAGGTGGCGCTTTTTAATGATGATTGATCCGAGTGGTTATTATAATCGTTATCCCATACCCTTATCTCTTTCCCATCAACGACAGTAATTTCTACCCCAGAATAAGAGGCGTCCTTAATTATTGACCTTGAAAAGGTTTTCAAATCCCTTGCTAACTGGCTAAGAGTTCCGCAAAACATAGGTCTTGAATATGGAAGTACCAGGCGGCTACTAACGTTTATATTGTGAGTGTATGTACCACCCAACGTCTGAAAGCATTGGGTTAGGGCTACTGATAATTGCTGCCCTGCACTCCATGGCATCGTTAAATTAAGCGGGGCCATAGGTACCTGACTGGTAGCTGATGTTGGCCCAGCAACAACGATTAAATCAAGTCGCAGCTCAGTTCCCTGCCAGTTTCCAAATGCTTGCCAGATGGTCCCCTCAAGAACCAAGCCTTTTTGAGATGGCTTCGATAATGGCAATCCCTTTGACATTCCAACAAACATTTTTACAGTCATGCCAAACATGTTTTGCTGGGCTTGCTGCATTTCCTGTGGGCTAACTCCCCAAACTGTAATGCAGCTCTGCCCTTGTGGGGTTGACTCTCCAAATCGTTGAATATCAAATTCAACCATTAGCCCACCGGGATTGAAAACTCCATTTTTAATGGCTTGAATACTGACGAAATAAAGCACCCTTCTGGTCATATATTTGAATATCGTAAAAGCGCATCAGCTTGTTACCTCAATTCGACCATTAGGCTGACGCCATATCATGGATGTTGAAGAAAAAACTCCTGATATAAGGTTAATCCCCATGCCAGTTGTTGATTCGATCATTGCAGTGGTAAGGATCTGGTTACCTGAGTTATCCGTAATGTTCAGATACCATCTCTGAGCCGATATGTTCCATTTTATTTGGCAGTTATAAATCGTCCCATCCAGCGGCGGAGTAAACGACATGCTCTCGCGCTCATTGCCAGAAAAATCATAATATTCTGTACTCATAAGCCGAAAGCTCCACTCAGTTTGCCCACAAGTCCTACAACCTCACTTGCTATGCCTGAGACGCTTCCCCCAAGAGAGGTGTTTCCTAATGCCGCTGCCGTACTTGTCCACGCGCTGCTGGTTGTTTTTGCTCCACCGTCTATCTTGCCGATAAAGCTATTAACGGCTTGCTCGGCACCAGTCTCAGTAACAAGCGGCTGCTCAAAGTCCCATACCCACGATTTTTGCGGGATCGGCTCGTTATAGCTGGTGACGTCTTTCACTGTTTTCAGTATGCAACCGCTGTATATCAATGCTGGTGTTGCAACAATGAATGTGCCACCAAGGTTGGCATGAGCTTGCAGAACTGACTGAAGCGCACTGAGGGTGACTAATTTTGTCATTGCGCCAGTGTTCTCATTAACCGGCGCATCCATCATTAGAGACACTCGAAGTGGCTGAGCTAATAGCGCGTTTGCAGCCACTGTTTGGTTAGCAAATGGGTATCGGGCAATATCGTAATCAACCATTGTGGCCCCCTGAATGGGCTTCCAATGACAGAAATACTTATCCAAGTCTGTCAGGTTTATAGCACCACCAATCAACCCCGTAACAAAACTTGCGCTTTGTGTAAGAGCCACTATCGGCAGCATTCCTCCCGGGATGCTTTGAGCCACTCCCTCACACAGAATGACAGGGAATATTTCGAACCCAAGCTTGTAAAGCTCCCGCGTGAAAGCCATTAGCCATATCCTCCAAGCTGAGCGCTGTTTACAATGGCATTGCCACCGGTATTGTTATAAATCTGGATGACCGCCCCCTCAGTAACCCGACTACCAGCCCCCTCTTTCGTTGCCATAGCTGAAATTAGTTTTGCCAGAACGGCTGGATCATTGAGGTTCAGTTTTTCTGTTTCACTGAACTTCGTCGATTTCACAACATGGCGAATATATGAGGCTGTATCGTTCTCATTGGATGGGGCCCATTTATTGACGATATCCTTAACGTTGTTTATCCCTTTTGATCCATATATCTGAAGCTGCTTCGTGGCTGCCAGAACGCCCTCATCAAGGGTTGGGAATACGGCAAACTTTCCACTTTTGGTGTTGTGCGTTCCATATCCTTCAGC